AACTTGTACTCCGCGATTGCCAGCCTCTCCGCCAGCAGCGGCGCTGCGATCTCGAACGCGAACGCCACCTTCTGGCTGTACTGCTCCTTTAGCCTCTTGTACACCTCGTCCGCTTCTTCTGCCGGATTCTCCGCCTGCATCATCAGGCCCCACTGCGTCCGAATCGGACCTTCTGCCAGCTCGTTCAGCCAATCCACTGGTGCTGTCATCAGCATGGTTATTCTCCCCCTTCTGTGCTTCAAAGAACTTCCTGATACCATTATACGATGCTTCAATCATGGGGGCAAAAGAATCGTGCTGTCCTTTCAGAAGCTTCTTCATGTCGGCCTGCATACCATCAAGCGACGTGATGCCGTTCTCATAGCGTGCGCCGACAGCTTTCGAGATGGCCATGACCTTCTTCTCGTCGAACGGAACACCCTTCGGCCATGTGCGAACCGTCTCCGCCAGCGCAGGCGCCCACGGCCCAATCTTGTCGCCGAACGTAGCGTTGAGTTTTGCAACGAGCTTCTTGACCGTGTTGATACCATCCTTGACGTAGGTCATCGCAAGTTTCAGGCCGAGCGTGTAGATTTTCGGGTTGAACGTCGGCATAGCTGACATCTTGTTCAGCTCTGCGGAAAGTTCTTTCTCCAATCTCTCACGTTCTTCTGCCGTATTCTTGATGCCATCAGGGGCCGTCAGTACGTCGTCGGTGAGATCATCCTCACTGAGTCCGAGAGCGTCCAGCATTTCTTTGTCTGCATCTTCTACGCTGCCAAAGATGGAGTCGTTCGTTTCCTTATCGGTGGCCTTCTCAGACATCTTAGAATGTTCCTCTGCCGATGCTTCCTGCACATTAGCAAAGAGGTTCGCCGCCGTCGTGCCGTCACGCGCCACGCGCTCTGCATTCTCGATGATCTCACCGAGCGTTGCGCGGCTGTTCTCCATGAGTGACATCTGGTTCGGACTGCCCTGCTCCAAGATAGAGCGTGCCATGTCATTCAAGAAGATACTAATCTTCTTGCCGCTGCGCTTGTTCTCATCGAGGAACCGCAGCACCTCGCGCACCTCGTCCGTGTCCTGATACTCGCTGAACATGCTCTGCTCGTTGAGATAATCCTTGACCGGTTTGCCCTCGCGGCGTAGCGCGTCGAGATGCTTGACAGCGTCCGAGATGGTCTTTGCGGCGTCGTACTCATACGCCTGCCCATCCTTGACGGCAAGATTGACACGAGCAAAAGCAGGGGCCGCACTCATCAAGCCGCGCGAGACGTTGCGGATATTGTCGTCCGTACTCTCAGCCATCTTATCAATGAGGCCGTCATCGTCATAGGCCAGTGAGAAGAGCGCACGCTTGACGCGCTGGATGCCGTCAGCATTGACGTTCCCGTGCTCATCCGTGTATGCGTTGCGCTCGTTCTTGCCGACGATACGATAGAGAACACGGGCCACAAAATCCTGATTTGCCGCCGTCGTCAGGTCGCCCTGCTCGTTGTCAACGTAATAGATCAGTTCGCGCGGCCTGATTTTCTTCGCGTCAGCCTTTGCCTGCTCGCTCGCACCCATGCGGGAACCGCCGGCCGTACTGCCGATGATATCCTGCATCGTGTCCGCGTCGATATCGTCTACCACCTCGCGGACAAGCATATACTTGCGCACCTGAGCAAGGTTCACCCTTGAAAGGCCAAACTCTTTCGAGTGTTCGAAGATGTATTTTCGGTAGGCTGTTGCCTTGTCGCCACCCGCCGCCGTAGCCTTCTGGATGGCCATAGCGCGGCCGTTGCCGTTGAGCACGACGCCATCATTGCGGATGATAGGTGCACCCTGATTGAGGTTGCGGCCTGCGCCGAGATCGGCAGGGCGAAGCTCGTTTGCCATCGACGTGACCTGCTCCTGCATGGATACGCGCTGACGATCACGCGGCTGTAATTCCTGCGGATATGCCTTGTTCGGCGTCATCGTCTCCGCATCGTGCGACGTGATGACACGCGATGCCGGGACAGCGAGATACCGCACGCGGATTTCCTTGCCGCTATCCGTGACGACCGTCGTCTCAGCGCCCTTGATGCCGTGGATAGGCTCGCCCATTGCAGGAACCTTGATAGTGTTCTCTACATCACTGTCCATCATGCGTGCCATAACGTTCTTCACGTCCTCAGACGGCTTGCCACCTGCGCCCTTGAACGCATTGTATATACGCGTAAGGAACTGCTTGAACTTCTCGAACACGGACTTGAGCTTGCTAGAAGGTGCTTCGCCGGATTCGAGATATCTCTCAAAGCCGCGAGCAAAACGCTCCTGCATCCACTCATCTTTGAACTGACTTGCTGTTGCTTCGTCGCCGTCGGCCATCGCTTTGACGATAGCTTTCTCACGATCAGCAAACTCCTGCTCCCACGCCGTGCCCTTGTAGTCCTTCGCCTGCCCATTCTTCCATGTTGCCCAGCTTTCTACAGCCGACATGTCGTTGGCAGAAGTCTGGTCAATCTCAGCAAGGTCTTGCAGGTCGAGCAGGAATACATGGCCCATCTCATGAAGGAAGGTAGATTCGTCAGCGCCATCGAGAAGCGTGACGACGCGCTTGCCATCTGAGAGTGCCGACGTATAGCCCTGTGCCGCACCGTTGAGCATCTGGTTGTACTTGTTGATGATCTTGACGGTCTTGTCGTCGAACGTGACGTAGCAGCGGCCATCACGGCCACCGATGTACGTGATACCGTTCACACCGTGGTCGCGCAGAGCGAGTGCCGTCTCTTTGGACGCCTGTCCACGTGTAATGTTGTGGTACATCTCAAGTGCGTTCATGTAATCCTGATAGATCTCTCGGCCTGTCAGGTCGCGGTAGTTTACTTTGAGGTTAGTAGTTTCCACCATCTTGCCGATGTAGTTTTCAACTCTTGCCAGAGACCGCTTAACTTCTCTCCAAGCATAGTTATAAGCCTGTTCAGAGCCTTCAATTTCTCTGATTTTGCTTTCTTCGTAACGATGACTGCCAGAAAGGCCTCTCAAGTATTCGCCTATACTTTCCCTAGTAGAAACTGCGAATGCACGATCCACCTCTTTCAAGTGAAGCCGTTCCATGAAATACATCCACATCTCATTTCTAGGATGATATGTTTCCTTAAAGGCTGCGGCACTGAGGTTCTTCCACTCTTTCGCCAACTTCTTTCTTTCGGTAAAGAGCGCATCAATCGCTTTCTGTACCAGTTTCGGCTGTTCGTTGTAAGAGAGCTGTTCGTCGAGCATCGTGTCGGCTTCTGGAATCTCAACCTCGAAGAGGTGGCCAGACATGATGTTCTTGAAGTTGTACTTGCCTTCTTCGAGAATCTTCTTTGCCATCCTGAGATTCTTGATGGTGTTGCGATACTTGAATTTCTTGTACCACTTTGTCAGGAAACTCGACTCGCGGATATCGTTTTCCATCGAGCGGATATACTTCCACTGCAAATCCTGTATTGCTTCTCCAACGCTGTATTTCTCTTTAGCGCGTGCTTCTCTTAGCAGCTTGAGCGCAATGATAATCGGCGGAGTGTTCTCGTCGATGGTTGCATCGTCAATAGCTTTCCACTCTGCATCAGACTTCTGCACGATACTGCCATCTTTGGCAATCTCGTGGCCGATAACATCAGAAAGGCGGTCGATGTAGCCTTCCGATACCTTACGGTTTGCCGCGAAGTACAAACCCCAACCGTGTACCTGTGCCCCCTCGCCCGTGCCGATAGCACCGAGATCGAACCGATCAAAGTCGTGCGGTGAGCCGTGCCATGCCGTCTGAAAGAACCGTTTGGCCTTCTCGTCATTGACGATATTGCCGTCCGTGTCGATGCCAATCTTGTCACGCATGTAGTCAGCCGCCGTATACTTCTTGCCCGTTGCCTTGCTGTATGCCTTTGCGTAGGTGTCAGCATGACGAGCAAGAATCTCGGCACTCACATCAGCCGCGCGGCGAGCGCGTTCGCTCTTGCTGGTACGGAGTTTGTCGCGTACTGCGATGTAGATTCCCTGTGCCTCTTTGCTGAGGCCGGTAGGGACTTTGGCGGAATCAAGATTATTGGTGCCTTCCTTCTGCTCATTTCCTGTAACAACAACACGCCCGCCATCATCGGCGGCTTTTTTATTGCCACTATCATGAGTACGATTGATTACTTTGTTCGATTTAGGTTCGGCAGATTGCTTCCGTGCTTCGCAGATTGCGTTAACTTCCCTATGTACCTTGATGTACTCATCTTGGAACTTATGATATACGGAACCATCTCTCGATACTTCCTTAAACGCATTTGTGAACATGGGCACATCACCCACGGTTTTAAGAAATTTTCTAGCAGCTTTGTTTATATTGTCATGCGCCTTCTCGACGCTAGCCACTTTGCCTGATCTGAAATCCTCGACTGCCTTGTGGACGCCTTCAACGGCATGAGGATACAATTCATGCAGTTGTTCTACAGCTTTTCGGCCAGCTTCTTCCCGGGCATTCCGTGCAGGGCTTACCTTACCTTCTTCGGCTTCACGCTGAGTGTCTGCCGCTTTGCGCGGTTCAGGTTTGGCGTCTTGATGCGGATATCCTTCGGCTTTGCCACCCTGCGCGGTCTCGGCGGTCTTACTGCTGTACTTCTGAGTCTCATGTTCCTTCGTCTCCTTCTGTGGTTTGATGCGATGAATCTGGTTATCTGCTTCTGCAACGACTTCGGCTTTTTCTTCGTCAGAGAGAGCCTTGTCGCTCGTCGCCTTCTTCTTGAGGTTTTCCAGCTGATTGACGGAATCATCTGCCGAGAACTTGCCAGACTTGAAACGCAGGTAGATCTTCTCGGCGTCCTTCTTGTACTTGTCAACCTTCCCAGCCTTCTTTGTCTCGGCTTTCACTTTGGCTTTGCCGCCATTCATGCGGCGGTCGCCTTCCCAATAGAGAGGGGCTACCTCGACGCGCTCAGCGCCATTGTAGTCGTCGTCATTATAGACGAGGCCAGCGTTACGGAGTGCCTTCTGCTCGTCTGCCGAGAAGATATTGAGCGGCGCACTGAAACCGTCATCTGCCTGTTTTGCCGCCGCAATGGCGCTATCTGGGATAGAGAAAAGCGGATTCTCCTGCTTTGGCGTAGCCGTTGCGATGTGTACTTTCTGCGCCGGTGCCTGTGGAGTCGACTGTGGCGCGGCTTGTGCACCTGTCTGCTGTACTGCCGGTGCCTGCGCCGCCTTGCCCTGCAAGCGGGCAATCTCTTCATCCAGCATGTGGATGTATTCACCAACCTGTTGCTTCTGCTGTGGATGAATTGGATAGTCATGTATTGCCTGAAGCGTGTCACGGCGGTGGCGCATGAACTCATAGTTGTAGCTGTCACGCTGATCGTTATCGAGCGCATCGTATATAGCGGCGCTGTCATCTGTCGGCACGCCAAGCGCCGTGCCAATCTTGTGCATCTGCTCATTGATGCTACGAATATAGTCTTTGTTGTAATTGAAGTTGTCGGCGACCTGACGGAGCTCATCAAGATATCCAAGTGCACCGGCAGGATTCCCCTTAAATGGTGCAAGGTCAATCGGCTTGAAGATTTTCGGAGCGAGCGCAGCGTGCATCTGAGCTTCTTTCGCCTGCTCACTGTCAAGGTTTGGTGTATGTACCTCGATGTGCTTCGGCTGTGGCGCCTGTTTCGGCTGTGCCGGTGCCTGCGCCGTCTGAGCAGTCTGTACCGTCTGCGGCTGATTCTCCTGCACGTACTGGCGGAACGCATCGCCATAGTTGTCGAGGATAGCCTGCTTGTTTTCTTCCGTTGCCTTGAATTTGTTACGACTGTTGAACATGTCGCCGAAAAAGTTAATCTCGTTGGCGTCCGTGGACATGTTCTGCCAATCCTTCGCGAACGATGCAAACATGCTGTCCATAGCAGGGTCGTCTGCACTAATCTCGAACGAGCCAGAGAGGTCAGGCGTACTGCTTGTGCTGTCGCCGCCCTTGCGGCCTGCCCGACGAGCCTTGCCGCCAAACATGGCATCCTGAGAAAGGCCAGCCTGCTCAAGATAGCGATGCATACCGCCCTCGTATTCGCCGAGGTCTGCCGTAAAGTAGCCACCATGCTGAAGCGCTTCGGCGAACTGGTCCGCCGTCTTTGCGTCATAGATGCCATCCTCGCGGTATTTTGGATAGTAGTTCGACATGTAATCGATGAACTGCTGGTCGTTATCAAAGTGGAGATAGTTGCCGTCCGTGCCTTTAACACCGCCGTAATTGTGATCTTCTACGGCGAGCTTGCTTTTGCCGCCATCGCTCTCATGTGAGAGCTGGGACCAGATGAAGTTGACCGGCAGGTTTGTGTTCTGCGCGATAGCCATGGCAATGTCGCCGACTGGCAGATTCGACAAATCTACACCGCCTGTGCTGTCATCCATATCGCTATCATCCATATCAGAGTCCGATTCACCAACACGGATGCCGTCAGGAATTGGTTCGCCGTGGTCAGAGAAGTGGATGTGCCCACCCGTTGCGCCAGCAGAAGGATGCTCGTACTCATCGAGTGGCGTGAGTCCAAGCTTTTCGCCCTCACTGATGAGCCAATCGCGCGCTTCCTTGTTGTTTTCGAGGTTGTCGTCAGCCGTGTCGAACGCCTGCCCACTGTCGTGCCAGCTGCTGCCATCGCCGTTGCGCTTCATCGACGTAACAAAAAGGTGCTGGCCATATTTGTTGTAGTACGCAGCGTCAAGCAGACGCATCTTCTGGTCTGTGAGCGGTGTTACATCCGTGCTAGATACTTCACCAGATACCGTGTACTGCGGATCGCCTTCGAGCGCCGAAGCGTCGTAAGAAGAACCCGAGGATGTATCAGATGTATCAGATGGAGCCTCGTAGGATGTATCCTGCATAGCCGTGGGAGCGGTGTACGGATTGTTCTCCATATCCTGTTGCGCCGACTGTATAACACTCTGCTGAGCGGTCTGGGAAGTGATGCTGTCGATATCATCCTGTGCCTGATCGAGAAGTGAGTCTGCCGCCGCACTGCCACCAGAAGATACATTGCCAGGGAATACCGCCTTGCGTGCACCGCCGATTGCGCCAAGGGGGAGCGTTCCCCAAAATCCTTCCGCTGCATTCTGCCACTGTTCGTCATTCCAATTCCACGGGAGCCACCCATGTTCTTTATCAAGAGAAGAGTCCTGAATGCCCTGCTGTAAACCTTCCTCAAGGCCGTTTTGTAAGCCCTCAACAAGAGCGCTAGGTGTTGCGCGGAGCGGTGCTTTAGCCATGCGAGCTAGAACGCTTTCACCGGCCTTCCCTGCGAGTGCCTTGCCAAGACCGCCGCCTAGCACAGCGCCTTCGAGAGTATTGCTGACAGCAAGAAGAGGCAAGTTCTTCGCTGCCGTTCCGATTGCACGAAGGTCAGGATGATCTAGCCCATCTTCGATTGCTTCGCGGCGAGTCTGGCCACCCTCAGACATAGCCTCTGGAATAGCAGTCATACCAAAGCGGGCACCGTTTGCAAGCCAAGGACTAATACGTCCAGCAGCCGCAACAAGACTTTCTGGTGCAAGAAAAACAGATGGGAGTGTTGGAATCATAGAACCAACAGCATTGAAGGTAGAACGTGTAAGGCCGTGCGGGCTGGAAATATAATCCCAGTCTAAGCCTGGGGCTACAGGCGTGTCATCCTGCGTCTTATTGGCCAAAGCACGCATAGAAGCTGCTAAATCATCCTGATGCAAAAAGTCAGCCATTGTACCAATAACGTTTGCTTCGCCGTTAGCGAGTGCATTATACGCACTACCACCAAAAGTGTCATCATCCTTTGGCGTCACAGATGCATTGATTGCTAAACCTAAGAGTGCTGGCAGATTCTTGATAACAGAGTTGGACGGCGCAAGAGCTTGACCGACCGGTGTACTCTCTAACCATTCAACATTGTTGCCTACCCATTGACCTACAGGAGATTTTTCAACATACTCGATGTTATTGTTAACCCAGTCAGCCGCAGCGCCTACCTTTCCAAGCAGACCGTCAAGCAGGCCAGTTTGTGTGCCGCTATCATCATCGTTAGCCGGCGGCGTGTATGTCGTATTGCCATACGCCTCATCTTCTTTAAAGTTTTCTAAAAGCTGTTTTCCGTTCAGCCCCATAGGTGTGCCTCCTTATCCATTCTCGTTACTGCTGTCAATGTAGCTGTAACTCGGGTCCGCATCCGCGCCCTGCACCGCGTGGAAATACTGCTGTACCGATGGCAGGTTCCAATAATACTGGAATTCGTTGTCGTTCATGTTGACACCAGGCGAATCCATCAGGTACGTGTAGATATAGCTTGGGCTATGGTTCTCGGCAATGAGCTTCGTGATGACCGAAACAACCTCTTTGCTGTTGAGGTTATCACCCGAAGAAGAGCCGCTAGACGACTTACTGCCGCCGCCTTTACCGGAAGCCTGTGCTTTCGCAACACCCCACCGGCCATTGATATTCGCAAGAGCTGCCTTGATTTGTCCGGCCTGTGCCTGAAGCTGAGCCTTGAGACCGTACTCGTGCGACTGTTCAGCCATCTTAATCTTGCCCTCGATTTCTCTGAGATGTTCTGTCAGCTGCGTCTTGTACTGCATCTGCTGTAAGTCATAGCCCTGCTTCGTCGCCATGTTCTTTTCCTTGTATGCCTGCTGCGCCGATGCCGTATCCTGCTGGCGGTCAAACACATAGTCCTGCTTCGGACCAGCGAACATGTTCGCGTAGTAGTTGGCCTTGTTCGCGTTCTCGTCGCTCATCATTGCGAGCAGGCGCGTGCCAATCTGGTTGATACTGCCGCGCGGTGAGAGTCCATACTGGTAAAGCGCGTCCGTCAACTGAGACATGCGCTGTGCCTGATAGATGCCAGCACGACGCGCCGCTTCGTTGCGGGAGACTTCCTCGTTGTAGCCGCGCTGTCTGAGTCCCTGATAAATGCGGTTGTAGTAGTCATCTGACGTAACATCGAGATTGCCATACAGCGCGTTCTGGATGCCACGGTAGTAGTCATCCTGCAAATTCTGTGCCGCGTCCTGCTGTGTGTTGTCTGCGCCGAAGCCTGAGAGGTCGATGCCAGCCGCCGCCGCGCTCTGGCGAATGGAGAGAGCGGCGGCATGTGCCGCATCCATCCCTTGCTGACTCCCGGCTTTCTGAGCCTTAGCATACATCTGCTTTGCACGGATAAGCTGGTTCGCGAGGTCACGCCCGAGTGCGCTGAGCCGCTGTCCCTGTGCCATGCCCTGCGTTCCCTGCATGGGGATACCTTGTCGAGCTTGTGCGACGGGGATATCGACCATCGTCGGTGTTGGATTCGTGAGCAGGCCGGAAATAAGGGAACCCTGCTGCAACGGGATAGAATACTGCTGCTGTGCATGTGCCTGTTCCTTTGCCGCACCCTGCAAGGTTGCCTGTGTCACTGCGTCAGCCGCCGTCTGATGCTGTGCCTGTTGCGCCTGCTGGCCGATATACGCGCCGCTCTGGTCGAACCATTCTGGATGATCGGCACGTTCCAAGTCATAGGCGTACTGCTGTAATGCGGCAGGATCATTCTGATACTTGAGGCGCTGGACCTCGCGCGGGTGCAGCGCATTATCAAACTTGAGCGCATCGTCGAGATTATCGAACGTCGCGACACCGTTGTCGCCCACCTCGTAGTAACGCTTCTGCGCATCCTCGTCCGAGAGAATCTTCCCGTCAGGCGTGACGTTCATGATGACGTGGTTGCCGTTGTCATCCGTGAACACCTGCGAGACCATCGTGCTCGTCGTGCCGTCGTCATTCTTGACGAATGGGCGCTGATAGATATTGCCGGAGTCCCCCCTGCCATTTCCGATAGGGAGAGGATAGAGTACGTCGCGTTCTCGCATCTGGTCCGGCGACGCGTCCTGCATGGAGAGTGCACGCTGAATCAGCTCGTCACGGTTCTGCTGAGCTGCCCATTTTACCGGGTCATCCTGCTGTTCCTGCTGAGACTGCTGCACCTGCTTCACCGTGTTCTGCGCTACGTCAGCAGCCGCCTGTGCCTGTTTCTCCGTACCGCCCAAGAGCCCCGTCTGCAATCCTGCCGCAATAGCTGCCTGCTGGTCAGGAGTAGGTTCCTGCACTTGCGACAAAAAGGGCACGAGTCGTGCCCCATTATCGCGGCTGTATGGATTTGTATTGATCGTGAAAAGCCCCCCAGCCATTCTTATACCTCCTTAAAAGAACGTCGCGTTCGGATTGCCGAGCTTGTTGATGTAGTAGAGCGGGTCGTTCTGCTGAGACTTCTGCAACGCGCCGAGAAGCCCCTGACGGAGCTGTGCGTTTCTGGCCGTGTTATTCAACACTCTCTGGTACTGCTCTGATGCATAGTCCATGCCGGGCGCGCTGGCCTGGTATGCTTGCATCTTGCTCGTCGGTGTCGTTTTTGTCTCCTGTCCGAACGCGATACTACGGTCCGGTGTCGTGCCAATACTGATACTGTTGTTCGGGTCGAAGCCGACGCGCACATACTGTGGCGCACCTGTACCGCCACCATAGCCGCCGTAGCCATCGCCGAAATCCTCATTAGACGCCTTTGCCGCCGCGTCGCGGTTCTTCGCACCCATCATATGGTCATAGCTTCCGCGCAAGAGCTTGCCAAGTGCGAAGCCAACCATTGTGCTGGGGTCCGTCGTGCGCGATGCGTTAAGCATCTGAATCATCTTCTGCCACGTCGTCGCGTCCTTCTGGTTCCGTTCTGCCATGCCGTTGGCATTATTGATCTGCCATCCGGCATTGCCATTCAAGTAATTTGTTGCCATTCCTATCACCTCACGTTCCTGCGCCCGAGCCACCACCACTGAATATCATCATGGCGAGCTTGAGAAGCTGCTGTTGCTGGGCGGTCTGTTGAGCTTGAGCGGCCTGCGCACCCTGCGCGGCCTGCGCCGCTGCGGATTGCATTTGCGAATCGCGCTGGTTCATGAGTGCGTTCTTGCCGCTCATTGCCTGCGCCTGTTGCTGAGAAGAGAGTGCTGCCATATTCTGTGCCGCATCGCTGGCGTTCGGCAGATTGATGTTTGGAGTGTGTACCTGTGTAGGAACCTGTGTAGGTGCGTACCCGAGCAGGCCATTCTGCAATGTATTGTTCCCCTGCTGCGCGAGAAGCTTCTTGTACAGTTCCTCACTCTGGTCGGGGAATCCAAGCAACTGAGCATCCATTACAGCAAACCTCCCATCAGGCCGGAAAGCAAGCCGCCTCCGCCACTCGTATGCTGCGTGCTAGAAGAAGTAGTTGTACCTTTGCCAGCAGCCGCCGCAAGTGCGCTTGTCGTACTGCCATTGAGTCCGAGCGATGCATTCCAGAGGTTAAGTGCCGGTTGCTGTGCCGCTTCCTGCGCCGCTGCCGCTGTTGTGATGCCGCTCGTTGCGCTATTGATCTTGTTGCCGTAGATGTTGCCGAGCTGACTGATATTGTTACTGTAGTTCTGCGCCATCGTATTGGCCACATTCTTGCTGATATCGTTGAGGCCCTGCGACGTGACCGAACTATTCAGAACGCCATTCTGCGCCGACTGATTGAGCAACTTGCCGTAGCTGTTCTGCACGCCACTCTGGATAGCATCCTGCATGTTCTGCAAGTAAGCTGTCGGGAGCTTGCCTTGTGCAAGGTCGTTGTAACCAGCTTGTGCCTGATTGATTTGCTGCTGTGCCTGATTGTTGAGCCCGTTGAAGTCAACCTGCACTGCGCCGATAGAGTTCTGCAAGATATTGCGAGCCGTATCATTAAGCCACAAGCTGTTTGGCGATATAGCATTGGCATATTGTGCCTGCGCTCTCTGCAACTGAAGTTCGTATTCTGTTGGTGTGTATGTCGATGTGTTGTTGACCGTCGTACTGCCGCCGCCCTTGAAACGACAGTGCCGGAAATATCTGCGGTAAACGCGATCATCGAGTGACCGCATGTCGGGGCTGATGATTTTTCCTGTGTGAAGGAATCCCATTACTTGCCTCCTTATTTCATGAGGAACGACAAAGCACTATTCTGTGGGAGATTACCATAGATTCCCGCCGCGTTCCATGCTGAGTTTGGTTGTGTCGATTGTTGCTGTGATGTATCGCCATTCTCGACGGCGTTGAGATTTGGAACGGACTTGTTCTTCTTGTCTAATAGATTGCGTGCAAGTACCTTCTGCATCGAGTCCCCCTCTGCTGGCTGATAGGCAAGTTTGAGCTGATTTGCCAAGCCCTGGTACCCTTCGGCGTTTCCGTTCACCGCCATCGCCTCGGCCAGTTTCCTCTGATCGCCGCCGCCATTATAGAGCTTCGTGAAGATAGCCTGTCGGTCGGAATAGCTGTCAGGATTGTTCTGATAAGTATCAAGAAGCACGCGTATCTCTTTAGGGATGTAGTCCATCCCGTCAGATTGCTGAGTCGGCTGTTTCTGTGCCATCATTTCACCTCCCAAGTGACGTAGTAGGCCCATCCGCTATCATCTTTCCATGCTGGCGCACAGCGAGCCTTGACGCCATCCTCGTTCTCGCAATAGTAGATAGGTGCGTCACTCTTCGTCTGCTCTTCTCGCACAACATGGAAACCGAAGAAGCGGATGTATGGCTTGATGTGACGAATGCAGATTGCCCCGCAATGGCCGTATCCCGCCATGACTGCGAGCGAATCAAGCACACGCCTCCAGAAACGGCCATCTCCGCAAAGCTGATAGGCCATGACCATCTGCGTCTTCGGCTCAAACGCAACCTCGCAGAAGCCTCGTTCCGGGAAGGAGATCAACATAAAATTTGCATGCTTGCGGAACGGGTTCTTCGTTTTTTTCTCGTATGCCTGAACCCATTCTTCAAACGTCCGCGTCATAACAACACCTCTTTTGCTTCTGCCAGTGCCGTGCCCGCCGGAAGAGATACTGGTAGTCATCCGTGGCAAAGTGGTCAATGTACAGCACCCCGCCGGGGAATACCTTGTAATAGAAGAACCCGTGCTCCGGCTCGAAGTAGAGCGACGCCCCCTCGATGGGGTCCGCAGGTTCAGCGTGCGCTTCGTACCATGATTTCCATTCATCAAAAGTTTGCATATCATCACCTGAAAAGAACCTTAATGATATTGTCTGCGACACGAGCCTTTACCTCTGTGGCTGTCCATAAGTGCCATAGTGTGTTAATCATTTTTGTGTAGTGTACCTCGTTTCATTAGTCAGCACTCTGTATTTCGCCAGTGGATACAAACCACGTTAAAAGCTTTTTAATGTTATTTCGATAGTGTCCCCTAATGACCCCACCATACGTATCATCATAACTATTTTTATAAATGTCCAAATATAAGTATATTCCTGAATTTTCACCAATAAAGCTGGGAACGGTCAGATACCACGTTGTATGCCCGTCCGGGACGTGATGCCTGAAGAAAGCTAAAAATCCTTTCTCACTTCCATAGCTATCTTGATTGTATTTATCGACCAGCGCTTGCTTAATTATATTAATTCCGTCTTTAAATATGATATTTCCATTATTGATTATATGTTGTGTTGCCATAGACGTGGTATCCATGCATGTTATCCGTCCGTTAGTATGTGCAGATAAGTTAAACTTTCCATTTAAGTTCCCTAGGTATTCTGACGTCTCTATTACTATACCATTACATTCTCCTTCCGTTGTCAGCATATTATTTGTATCCCACCAGTGACAGTTACTAAAGGCCCATGCATTACACTTATTTGCAAGATAAATGCCACAACGAGGAGATTCTAAGCCTACATTATAAAATTTATTGCATATTATATAATTCTGCCCTTTCGAGTCTGCATATACTCCATATGATATTTCATTAGGGGAGCTAGTTGATGCTAAGCGTCCATTGTAAAATCTAATTTCATTAAGCCAGCCATTTTTAGTGAAGTCAGCAGGATAATCGGGGTTCACATCTATGTCAAATTTAATATCATACGTCTTAGCCCATATTTCTTTAAAGTATATAGTCATATATTGACAGTAATGTTTTCCTTGTTTCTGTTTCTTATACGATGCCGTAAATTTAATTGCATTACCGGTATCTGACCAAATTACACCCAAGTGATATGTGGATGACACGACTCCCTCAATCACTAGAGCAAACTCTGAGCCAGTGTAATTTATATATGCAGAATCTGCATATATATCTCTATAGCGCCCTGTAACATATAATGATTTTCTGATTACGTAGGTGCCTTTTGGTATTACTACATCGTGTAGTGTATTTAAAGCACTCTGTATACTATCCGTATCATCTGTTACTCCATCCCCCTTTGCTCCAAATTGCTTAACATTGACAGCTCCCTCAATAATTAATTCGGCCACATTATTAGTATCTAAAAAGATGCAACTGCCACCATTATCTGTATCACTTTCTTTTTTCTGTCTAATGATATAGACAGCACCACCACCATCATTCGGCGCATAGTATCCGAGTGTATGTGCGACCATACCCGGCATGAGCGTCCTGTCTTGACGCATCATGGAGACGTTGTGATAAGTGATAGTTGCAGTCTTGTAATGATTGTAAGAGGCCGTAATAGCACCCGCCACGGCTCCCACTTTGATGGCGATTTCACCGACCTTGATGACAGCTTCCATAAGTCCAGGAGCGGTAGAAAACGCGGTAGTACTAGAGACTGCCGAGCCAGCTGTCACTACGCCCGTCCCACTCGTCATCATCGCACCTGGTGTATTGCCGCCGCCAGCACTCTTTTCGGTAATGGTGACAACCGAGCCAGAAGTACTGGCAGTGTAGATAGCGTTGATGCTGCTATTGGTATTCAGCGCAGCAGCAAGGTTAGTGGCGCTGGTGGCGGTATCGGCGCCGAGGGCAAAGTTGGTGGCGTCTTGGGTAGAGGCGGTGCAGGTGAAGACCACGCCACCGAAGGTTACGGTATCGCCTGCCGCGAAGTTTGTGCTGATGGTGTAGGTGTTGCTGCCTGCCACGGCGGGCGTGCCGAGTTCGCCGGTAAGTTTGGCGATCTTTCCGTATTTATCGAGATACACGACATCCATGCGCGGCTTCGTGGCATCCGCCGCGTCCAGCATGATGCTCTGCTCCGGCACTTCGACGCGGTGACCGTCGGCGGTATGAATCACACCTGCGCTGACGGTGACGGTCAGGCCGTTGATACTCGGCTCGCAGCCGCTGACGATGCCGTAGCCGGTGGATTCGGCGAGGGCTTTGGTGAGGCTGGACTTCTGGATGTCGATGGCTTTCATCTCGTCGCCGTTGTACTCGCCGAGCATCTTGTCGCCGTCCATGATCATGAGGTTCTTGCCCGTGCCGACGGTGCCCTTGTTCTCGGCGTGCCATGTGCCATCGCTTGCGCGGTAGACGGGGATCTGGCCGTCCTGCAGGTCTTCTGGAGCAAAGGTCTTGCCGGCCATCTTGCGGGCGTTGCCGAGGATGTCGGCGTTGAGCTTGCCATTGACATCGGCGCGGACGAGCTTACAAGCTGTGCCGTTATCGGCTACGTCCGACTCCGTGAGGAAGGCATCGTCCGTGCTGCTGCGGAAGCCGAGATTCTGCTTCAGGTCGCCAAGCAGGACCCAGCCCGTCGTCGCGTCCTTGCGTGCATAGATCTTATCGCCGTCCACCTTGAACTGGAGCGGGCGATTCGTGATTGTATCCGTATCCTTGTCATAGACGAGGCGGTCCTCATCCGCAAGGTCGAGCCCCATCTGGATGGCCTTGTCCGCAATCTTCGCCGCATTGCCGAGGATATCCGCATTGAGTTTGCCACTGGCGTCCGCGCGGATGAGCTTGCCCGCCGTGCCGCTGTCCGCCACATCCGATTCATGCATGAAGGCATCCGAGGCAGACGTGCGGAAACCGAAGTTCTCCTGGACATCGCCAAGCAGGATCCAGTCCGTGTTGGCCTGGTTGCGGATGTAGAGTTTATTATCATCGACCTTGAGCTGGTACGCCTCCGGGTTCTGCGTCAGCGTGCCGCCCGTCGGGGAGCGCAGCTCATTGAGCGCCGAGAAGATGTAGGCCACCGTCTTCATGTACTTCTGCGCAAAATCGTCCACCGTATCACCGCCATAGCGGTAATCAAGCTGTGTAGGGTCTTCATATTTACTCATCGTCTTATACCTCCACGATATCAAAAGAAATGCCATTGAAAAGCGTCATGCCGCCCGCGCCATACCCGCCGACCTTGACACTGCGCAAGCGGTTGACACAGCGCGTCTCAGCGCGATAGCAGTTGAGGCTCTTGACGTAGGTATCATTCTTGTAGATATAATCCCAGTCCTCAAAGACCTCATCGCTGTTGTTGTAGAGCCGCTTGCCACGCCGACGCGAGACCGGGATGCGGCTGTGGTAGATCTGGCCGTAATTGTGCCAGACATAGTGCGAGGAATCTGGCAAGGTGCCGAATAGCGTCACACCGCCTACGCGGAATCGCTCCTCCGCGTAGTATGAGAAATACGGCGTGATATCCGCCCGCACGCGCTTGATCAAGTAATTGTTCTGCGGAACCAGCGTCCGGCCCTGAAAGGCCCACTTCATCTCCTCGCCGTCATCCGTCATGTGTGTGCCATTGAGCCGGTAGACGCCATGCTCCTTGAGGACATAGACTTCGTCGCCGACGTACTGGGCATCCATCACGACAGCGTTGTACTGCCGCTCGAAGAAGCCCCCGCCGTTCGCGTCCAGGAAGTAGAAGCTCAGCAACTTGCCGTTGAGCATCCAGACCTGGTTCAGCGGCGCAATGTACCGGAGCCGTATCGCCCCCATCGCCCGCACATCGCCCGCGATCTTGCGCGACACCTCGGTAGCCATCATATCGCCATAGCTGTCCGTCACAGTGATGGACTGGAGCATGTTGAGTCCCAGCGCGAGGACCGTATTGCCGAGCGACACACAGCAGCCCTCTCCCTTGCAGCCGATCGTCCGGCCGATTTCCGAGAGCGTCCAATCCGGGAATTTCCCTGCCAGATGATAGGCATGCTGATTACTCTTGAAGATGATCGTATCCGACGACAGTGTGCAGACGCCCGTGATCTTGCCGCCATCCTTATAGCCGACCTGCAGCCACTGCGAACTGCTGTTGTCGTCACTCGTCTGCGTCCAGCCGTGCTCATCGCCGACCGCCGAGCAGTGCAGCTCATCTTCATAGTAGACCCAGACACGCCCATCCTTGACGAAGACGCCATGACATTCGGCCGGCGTCTTGTCGCTTGCATTGGACTCATCGCGCGCAATCGTCTCCAGCGTACCGCCGTGGTAATACTGCAAGGGGCCGCCACTGGCAATCAGCACGCCATCCTCCCAGGCCGCATGTGAGACGGTATCCTTGCCCGTCAGCACACCGACCTGTGCCACCGTCTTGCCGTCCGTCGTCATGCTGTAGACCTTCTGGTCCACATCCGTCAAGAGGAAGATGCCTTCAATGGCATCGTAGATGAGGTACTGGAAAGACTTCGTGTCATCTGCGTAGACCTTATCCGTGCCGCAACACGTCTTGAGTAGCCCCGTACTCTTGTCGATCTCGACATTGACCGCCCGGGCAAGCTCATTCATCGCGATCATCTCAGCTGCATTCGTCGTGTTGAGGCCTCCCGAGAAGTCCGAGTATCTTACTGTCTGCTGGTTTGCATGTTCGTTTGAAATCCTCATAGAATCTCAGTCCTTCCGTAGTCCCTGCGGATTCTTGGCTGGTCCCACACACCATTGACCGTAACGCCAGCCGGAAGCATGTTGAGCGCATACGCCTCAATCTGCTGCGTGATTTGTGCAAATAACTGCGATTCCTGAGACTGGTCAAACTCGTCCGTGAACTTCGCACGGATGCCGACATACTCGACGAGGAAGTCATCCAACTCGTTAGGGAAGGGTGACTTGTCATCCATACTTGTCAGCAGCTCTTGGTCCTTGATGCCGACAACCTCAATGTCAACATCTTCATCAGGCACAGGATAGAAGCCGAGCGTACTGTTGCCCACGACGTAGTAACAGATTGGTCTGCCCACCTGGCTTAAGTCACTGATTCTCCGTCTATCCTCACGGGGAACCTCCTTGCCGCCCACACGCACCTCGATGATACGAGAGAGCCGCACCGTCACGGAGGATGCACCTGTAAGCGTGACACGAGACGTACCAGCTGGCAGAGTACCGACGTAGTCATAGTCCTGAAGCAAGTCTGGATTTGTGTCCATGATTGTCCGGCGCAAGAGCCGGATACCGTCATTGATGAACCCCAACAGCATCTCATCCGAAAATCCCGTCTCCTGCTGATCGTTGACATTCCATCGCACCCTTTCGATGATATTGCTTGCTGTCAGCACAGTCTCACCACCTTCAAACAAAAAGGCAGGAGCCTAATCACTCCTGCCCATGAATCCATATCTTAGTCTGCTACCGACGACGTGATGACGTTGACACAGCCAAAATCCGTCAGGTTCGTTCCGTCAAACTTGAACTGCGTCTTTGCAATGCCGAAGATGCGACCGAACGCGAAACCAACCTGATTATCGTAGTCGAACGTATCTTCATTCCAGGTTGGATTATTGCCTACGGCCATGACTGCGGCCTGCGCGCCAAGGAAGAGTGCATGGGACGTCAGCGTGTCCGTTGCACCCTTTGCTTCGCGAATGATATCGTTGCTCTGATGGACAACGACGCCATCGTACATGCCGAGTGCGCCGGAGAAGATCGGGTTCTTCTCGCCGCGAACGTTAGCATACTGCTGCGCATTGAGCCACTTTTCGTCGGCCATCAGATCACGCGCCTGGTACTGGTCAACGACAAGCACATAGGTGTCGCGGCCGTTGACCTTGACAGGGCGAATCATCGTATTCTTGTCGGCCATAGCGATACGCTTAGCCTTGCCGATGATATCCGCAGTAAATTTGTCGTCAGCCGTGATAGCGTTCTCTGCCGTCTTGCCGCCCGCAAAGCATACGCGGTCTTTCGTCGGGTCCGTCGAGAGTGCCTTGAAAATCTTGCCGTCGATGGTGTTGGCCAGCCAGTAAGACAGGCTCGTCTTCGCATCCTTGCGCATATCAATCTGCGTCTTCTGCTCATCCATCTTGCCCTTGAGGCGGACGGCGTTGCGCAGCTGGTCAATCGTTACCTTGAAGTCACGGTAAATCAGCGCTTCCTCGTTGCCCTCCAGCATATCATCGCCGGTGATGCCAGCGCCCTTGAGTTTCATGAGCAGCGGAATATTGATGGTATCGCCGTCGCCCTTCTGAAGCTCCGTGCGAATCTGGATAATCGAGTCAGCACCCGTACCGGTGAATTTGTCGAAGAAGGTCTGCTCTACGCCAGCCTTCCAAGTGTCCTTTGCCCATGCCTGCTGTACAAGAGCAGATGCAATCGTGATAGTAGTATTTGCCATTTCTTTTCATCCTTTCGAGCCGCGAGGCCCGCACAGGATCACTTTGTCTTTGCCGAGAGAATCATGTTGCGGTACTGCTCGGGGATATCGCCCCACGGTGTAGTCCGCATCATCTCTGCAAGCGTTTCGCCAGTGACGGCGCCACTGTAGCCAGACGTACCGTCAACCTGTCCTGCGCGAGGCATGCTCACTGCCTGCTTCATCTTCTGCTTCGTCGTGTTCTTGCGGGCGGTCTGAGCAGGATTCTTCTTCCTGTATGCCGCCTTTGCGCTCTTGAAATAGTTCTGAATGAGCATGATGTCCGCGTCGTTCGCAGTCTGTCGCTCGATACGAGCATACGCGCCAGCAATGACAGGCTGCTGGGATGCCGGTAAGCTCTCGAAGAACTCGTTCGTCGCATAGTTCTTTGTCTGCTCGAAGTCCGGCTCCTGCATCTCCTGCTGTGCAAAAGTATTGTAACCATCGATATTCTTCTTGTGGTTATCGAGGAATACCCTAGTGCGTCTCTGCTGCTCCTGCTGTGCTGCATAAATCTGCTGCATGATAGCTACTTCTGCATATTTTCTTGCAGTCTGATACTGCGTCTTACGCGGATCGTCGTCGTCCATGTATTCCATGGCGTCGACGTCATCTTTGCTCAGCCCCGTCATAGTCATGGCCTGCTTGTCGACGGTAGCGTCAAATGCTTTCTGCACATCTGGTGTAAATCTGAGCTGCGGTGCAGGTGGCTGCTGTACCTCCTGTGCCGGTGCCTGCGGCTGTTCCTGCTGGACATTGCCATTGGGCTGTACCTGCTTCTGCTGAGCTTCCAGTGCGGCAAGCCGCTCTTCTAGCTGCCTGCGCTTATCCACTTCCTGCTTGAAGCGAGCATACGGAATCTTAGTGTTCGGGAGAGGTGCTGCCTCTTCAGGTTTGTTGTCGCTGTCCTGTTCAGCGTGAGACTCGTCAGGCGCTTCGTCCTGTTCCTCTTCTTCATCTTCCGTGCTCTCGTCCTGACCAGCCTTCTGCATGATCTCGCGGGCGGTGTCCTCGGACAGCCCTGCCAGCTCGTCGGGAATCGCTTCCTTTTGCTCCTGCTGCTCTTCTGCTGCGTCCTGTGCTTCGTCTACTACAATCTTTTCGTCGTTGTTGTCCATGTCTATGACTCCTTTCCGTTAACGTGCGGTGACGAGTACGCCCTTGTCGATGGCGGCTCGAAAATATAAATAAAGCGCGTGCGCGCTCATTTAACAACGTTGTAGAGTGCGACGATTGCATCAACAGCCTTGTAGCGGTCTCCCGCATTGCCGTGCATTACGTCGTCACAGATCTTGATGCCGAGGTCAATGCAATGCTGCTTGAAGTCCTCGGCCTTATCTTTTGCCGGTACATCCGGCGTTGGTGCCTTTGGCGTATCAGCCTCCGGCACGGTCTTGCGCGTCGCGCGCGTTGCCATGTCTCATCTCTCCTTTACATCGCAGGCCCCTGTCCAGCCATAAGACTCTGCATTGCGGCCTGCGTCATCGCATTGCCGCCCGCCTGTGGCCGCTGAGACTGTTGCTGCTGTTGCATCGCTTGTGCGAGCTGCTGTTGCTGCATCGCCTGCGCCTGCTGCTGTTGTGCGGCCCGCGCCTGCATCTGCTGAGCGAGCTGCGGGAACATCTGCTGCACCATAACATTGACGGCATACTGCGCAATCTGCGGATCAATAAGTCCCTGCTTCGCCGCCATTGCAAACTGAATCGGGAGCGGCGCGTCTTTGAATGCGATACTCTGATTCATGTTCTGGTTCTTGACCATTTCGAGCTGCATCTGCTGCTGTGCAGTCTGCTGCTGTGCCTGCTGACGCTGCTGCCAACGCTGCTTGATATCCTCTTTGTTCGGCAGGTCTGAGAGGTCGATGATGATGTCGAAAATCATATCGCCCGGAACGCCGAGGTTCTTGACCGCATCGACGAGGCCCCACATCTGCGCCTGCCGCTGTGTCGTGCTTGCTTGCGTGTCGCTGACGACGATATCGAACTCGCCCTGCGACAGGTCGTTGAGTGTAGCATGGATAGCGTTGCCGAGCGGGTCCGTCTGGATGACCTGCTGATTGACGCGGATAAACTGCTGGCCATTCATGCCCTCGACGCGGTAAACCTTGTCCTCCGTGTAGAACTGCGGGATAACACCCTTGTAGCCACGCTTGCCCCACAAGAGGTGGGCCACCTTCTTCTTGGCGTCACGAAGATGGTCAAACATCGGCGCGATGTGCGTGATAGCCTGTTTCTGCTTCAGCTCGATTGCACGGCCAGACGAGCTCGACGGGATATCCGTACCCATCAATGCTTCGTTGATGCCACTGATTGCAGTAAGGTCCGCCGTCGCTTGGCTCTCAGCTTGGATGACTGCCGCAGGTGGCTGCTGCACATTGCGCTCCATAATCTTGCCCTGTGCAATCGCACCCGGGCGGACCTCCGAGAAGTGGCCTGGCACATTGCCGTTGCGCTTGAAGTCGCTTTTCTGCTCCGGCGTCATTGCGTCAGCTTCCATCCAGCCACCGCCGTTGCCGGAAGTGTTGAGGATGTGCAACGTCTGGATGCGCCGCTTATTAATCTCGCGCTGCGGGTCCTTGAGGTCACGCACAAATCCGGCCGGCAGATCGTCCTCTCCGAAGTAGTAGCACGTAATCGGTACGAGTGGGAATTCACCGTGCTGATACGGGCTCTCCATATCTTCGAGTAAGATGCGGTCGCAGAAGGCCGCGACACGTACCTTTGTAATCATGACCGTGCGCTCGCCCTCGATAAGCCCGCTCAGAATCATCTCAGGCGTCACATCAGACTGTGCCACCGTCGTGCCATCCGACAAGATGTAGAGCGACTGGCGCTCCTTGACTTTGTACCAGCACTCGACGAGCCTGACTTTTTGCAGCTCCTTCTTGTACCAGAGCGGGTCCTCTTGCCGCCCGTCCTCTAGCTCAGCTGAGTCGTAGACAGCGTACTGCGCCTCGATATCGCCCTTATGCTCTGGATAAATCTCCTCCAGCTCGTCCTTATCCACCCACTTCGCGCGGCAGATGTACTTTGCGTCCGAGAAATCCAGCTTGTGCGCCTCCGGGTCTACGTAGACGCCGAACGGGTCCTCGCGCTTGACGAACGCCTCGCCGTCGAGCATGTCATCGCGGAATTTGTAGCCGACTTCGAGCCAGCCTAGACCGCCAATAGCTGCATCGAGAAAAGCCGCCGACTCTTCGCCGTCATATCCGCACTCATCCAATATGTACTTCGTGATACCCTTGCGCACCTGGCAGATGTTGATGTCGTCGCTCGTGCGCGGCAGGAAGTCGATATCGTAGCGGTTGAGCCGCTGATAGCCTGACAGTACATTGATAAGCGGCTTGATGCGATTGATCGTGATAGCCGGGCGGCCGGACGCTTCCAGCGCATCCTTGTCGTCGTCTGTCCACTGCTTGCCCGCGACAAACTCATAGTCCTCGCGTGCTTCATCGCGCCAGTCTGCCGCCGCATCTACAGCTTCGCGGAACCACTGCCGGAATCTGCCGATCTGCGTATCCTGCTGCAACACCTCGGCTTCCGTATTCTCGTCGCTCATTCTCTCACCACCTTCAATGTCCACTGATAATGTACAAGTAAAAGTATTTCCCCGGGGATTTTTGATACCATGTTCGGTTTATGTCCTTGCACCATGTACATTACACGGTCCAGACACTTGGCTTATGCTCCCTGCGCCACCTGTCACGCGGCTTCTCCGGCTCGGGTTCCTCCGGCGACCACGGGCGGCTGAGACATGCATAAGCTACAGCATCCATGATGTGATCCTCCGCCGTCGTGTCATACGTCTCGGGATTGTGCTTGTCGTAGCCCAGCATCGGTATCGTACGGATGGAGTGGATGCAAGACGCAAAGAAATAGATGGCTGGCTTGCGCTTACCATCCTTGCCCTTGCGCCCGATCAGGCGCTGCTTAAATGCATTCGCGCCCTCGACGCGCCCCTTCGAGCATTTGCCAAACGTCACCAGACGATGCTCGAAGAGCACATCATTCAGCTCTTCCGCAATCGTCGGCCCCGTAACGCCGGTCTTTGCCCAGCACGCGCTATCGAGTACGCCGTACATTACGTCCTCGTCGCGCTTCTCCAGCTTGATGATGCGCTCGCCGACCTGTTTTGCCGTTTCCTCTGTGCCTACATTAGGCTTGCCGCCCCAACCGTACAGCTCTCTATAGCAGTACATATTGCCGTCATAATCAACCGCCCACCATAAACAAGCATAGGGATGCGTGCTGCCCCAGTCCATAGAGCGGAACCGCATCCACGTGCCTGGTATCTCGAACGGCTCAACGATGTGAAGATCACTGCGCCACGACTTGAAGAATTGCCCAGCTGCCAGGCCCCAATCGCCGAGTCCAGCGACTCTGTAACGCTCCGGGTCCGTCTTGCGCATCTCCTCAAACATCGCCAAAGACTCCGGTGACAGCCACTCATTACATTTGTACGTAGTAGTCATTGCCAGTACATTGTCATGCGGCGCGTCGAAGAAGCGCGCTTTAAGCCAGCTAGACGAATCCCACGGGTTGAACGTGATAATCCACTGAAAATAGTAGCCTTCCGGCAGCTCTCCTCGAAGCGACTCATCGAGATATTTGAAGTCCTCTTCGTCGCACTCGTATGCTTCTTCCAGCCAGGCCCAGCACAAGATACCGCGCGGCACGGTGATAGACGTGATCTTCATACTGTCATCCATGCCGCGAAAAAGTATCTTCTGCCCCGTCGGAATATACTCAAGCTCCAGCGGAGATACGCGATACTTCCAGAACCTATCTACCCCGAGGCGGTGTATCGCCCACCTCAACTGCGCGAAGCACGAGTCCTTGAGCGTGCTGGCCGTCTTGCGCACGACGAGTGTGTTTGCAAGTGGATACTGCATCATGCGCGTGATGATCTTGAGCGCTGCCGTCGTCGATTTCTTGCTCGCACGGCTGCCCTTTAAGACAGCGTAGCGCACACAAGTACGCCAAAATTCTTCATATCCGCCGCCCACAACCTCTGAGAGAGATATCTCTCGGCGTCTCATCGCGCTCATTTGCCATCAATCCCGATGTCATCACGTAAGACGACCGGCAATTCGCCGCTCACTTCGAGCTTATCCGCTGCATACGAACCGCTCATGCGTGCGAGCTGGTCCATCGCCTTGAGCGCATCTTTGTAATCCGGTGCTTTATCGCTCGGATCACGAGCCGTCTGCCGCGCGATTGCTGTCAGCCGCTCTTGCATCTCTTTCGGCCCCATGATTTTTTCCGACTCGATTTTAGCGTGAATCTCCTGTAAGCGAGCTTGAATACTAACATTTCCTAACAATCTAGCAGCCGCAACACCAGCAGATTTGTCATTTTTTACTTTGTATCCTGCCTGCTTGTACGCTTGTGTAGCATTGCCGCACCGCGCATAGGCAAGGCAGAACGCTTCTCTTAGCGGTGATAACATTGCTACACATCCTCCTTACTTAATCCAATAGTGTAATGAATGCATCGGCAAAGAACATAGCTGCTACAACTACGACCACGCCGATCATCAGCACTTTCCCGATTTTGCTTGGTCTCTCATCCTGCATACATACACTCCCCAAATTACGCACGAAAAAAGACTAGCCATTTGACTAGTCCCTCTCGGTCATCACATATATGTTGTGCTATCTCAATAGCAGCTTACTCTATTAGTATATCGCATATATAGCACGAAAAACTTGCAAAGTTTACGAATTATTTTCCCACATTGCATCCCAATAGAAAATCTTATAGCAATACGCAAGTGCCATCTCATGCCGCCCGCAGACGATATGCTTCTTCGCTGCATCCCATCTGTACACGATCTGCGTGCCGTCGCGTCTGGCGCGTATCAGCTCGTCACCTTCTGGCTCTACAATTTTCCATCCGCGCGACTTGAGGTACAGACACATATCGATGAGGTCTACGAGCTTTATCAGCCCGCGCCACTCCGTCTGCTCTTTCTTCTTGCGCTCCATCTTGCGTATATCGTGCTGTGTCAGCTTCTTGCCCGTCGTAGATCACCCCGGATACACGACGAGGGCCTGCCGTAGTTACAGGTCCTCGCGTGTGTAAGAGATAAGAAATTTTGACACTCCCCATGCCTGAAGGCAGGGGATTCCTGGTTCGACAACCACTGCGCCGCCTCCGAAGAATTGGCGTCTTACACGATTTCCCCAAGCGTGAATTCCCGTGTGCCCCACGGTACACATAAAAAAGGAGGTTTAACAAAATGCCGCTGAGAAAGAGAATCGGCATAATGGGGGTTGGCTGTTGGAGTGCCTTGCGGGACTTGAACCCACTTCTCTGCGCTATGCTACGCAGCGTGATACCTCGTACACCATCGGCACAATAAGCCGCTGTTTCGCGGCTTATCCGTTGTTACTCGTGGAGAGTTTACTCAACGCTTTCGACTTTCGCAAGCCTATGCTTATATAATACCACGCTTTTCAGCCCCAAAACTTGCAAAGTTTGTAAAGAAAAAGCGGCCATTGCTGGCCGCCGATTATTCATAATTAAGTTGCCTCCTTATTCACTTGCCCTTTTTCTGCTGTCCAGCATTTTTATCCTTCCATTCTTCTATGAGCGGCTTGTACAGTCGCTCTTCTGCTGTTTTTCGTGCTTTCGCGGCTTCTTCAATCGTATCAAAGTATCCGAGCTCAAATTTCTGGCCGCGAAAGCCAATATTCGCTCTATACTTTCCGCGCCTCTTACTATATGAGACGCCACGGATACCTGTTCTGCTCCGGCTTGTCGCCGCCGAGGTACTGATCTTATTGATGTCAGTCCCTTTGTAAAGCTTCGGCTCTCGTGACTTTATTGCTGTCTGCTTTAGCGCGCAGCCGCAGGAGACAATATCTCCGCTCAAGAGGTGGCTCTTATTCACCTCTTTTATACTCCCGCAGTCGCACCGGCAGAGGACTCGGCGATAGCCCAGCTCTTTAAGCACGACGAGCTTGCCAAAGCGTTTGCCTGTCACGTCTTTTATCAAGTCACGGCGCGTGTGCCGTCTAACACACGATCCGCAAGACCGTGCAAGGCCGCGCTTGACATTCGACTTGTTAAATTCCTTCTCCCTGCCGCAATCGCATCGGCAGAGGATTCGCCCGCCGCCGAGCTCTTTGATGACAGTGAGCTTGCCGAAGCGGCGACCAGTCAGATCATTCCTAATCATCTCATCACCTCTACTAGAAAGGAGCGGCCATCTCTGACCGCCCCACTTCTTTCACTCGACTTCGCTCGCATCAATCCACTCGATGTCTTCGATATCTTCAACGTCCTCGATGTCATCATTCCAGTCCTTCGGGACGGCAATCGTCTCTTCACCGCTCTTCGCGAAGAGGTCGAGGACAGGGATGTTTACCCCATCCACATCGACGTGGTAGAGATACGCTCTTTCGCCATCTTCTTCCCTCATGCCCTCGTAATCCATTTCCTCGATGGACTTTTTAATATAATCTCGCGTGCTCTCCGGTTCGACGATCCACTTGTCGGCCTCCACATCTCGGATCCCGTTACGCGTAATCGCGATGACCGGCTCGCTGTCAACGACGATATGAGCATATTCCGCAGCTGCCGGAAGCTCGACTTCCTTCGCCAGTTCAATCAGCTCGTCCTTGCTGGCGGCCTCAATCTCTTCACGAAGCTCCTTGATTTCCGGGACCTCTGCACTCGCGAAACCCTTCTCGTAAAATCTGACTTCTGCTTTCATTTTAATTTCCTCCTTCTTGCCTTTCGGCTGTTCCTTATCTCTTTCTGCTTATATTGTACTGCATGTAGTACAGGTTGTCAACCCCTATCCGAAACTTTTTCAGATTTTTCTCGGCACGCTTGCTGAATATAGGCCGCCATGCTCAGACCGCAAGCGTCAGCCCACGCCTTGATCTGCTCGCGTGTTCCCTTCGGTACGCGGATAGTGATAGACTCATAGTTCTTTGCGAGCCACTTCTCATTAGCTCTCTTCCTGCTGTCTTGCATTTCTTTCCTCCTCATCTCCCAAGCCATTCTTTAAGGGTTTTCTCTTGAATAGTCATCGGTGGCTTTGCTGGGATGATGCGGTAAAACTCATTGATGGTTCCTTCATCTGTAAGTTTGTAGTCCGATTTATAGACCTCGCCGCCATACTTCTTGAAAAGCTCTTCGGCTTCTTCAAACGTCTTACACTCGATGTTCGGATAGATATCTCTTTTCTCCGCTTTTGTCGGTTCCCGATGATAGCAAATCCGGAATTTGTCTTCATAAGACATTCCTACCGGAAATTCATAATGATACGTGGTGCTTTCATGATAAACAACCATTTGAACGGCTCCTTTCTGTTCTCTTTCCCTCTTTCTGTCTACATTGTACTGCAAGCAGTACAACTTGTCAACCCCCAAAATAAAAAAGTTGGCCGCTCTCACGACCAACCTCTCGTCTATGCTCTCAGCTCCTCGTCGCTCACGACACGTACAAGACCGTACTGACACGCAAGCTCTGTGGCTAGGTGCAGGAACTCCGCGCGGATACGATAGACCGTGCTTTGGTCCATCCCATACTGCTCCCCTGTCCTCACCGCCGTGTGTCCGTCGTAGTAGTACCGCATCGCCCGAGCTTCGTAGGGATAGCAATTCTCATACGCACACTTGACTACTTTCAACCATCGTTCCGGCCACCTCAGCGTCCAACCGTCATCCAGTACGACTGCTTTCAGCTCCGTCGCCAGCCGTACTGCTTGCTGTGCCGTTGGGTCGCTGACAAACGCATGACCGCCGCCGCCACCGCTGTGTCCGCCCGGCTGCAACCGCGCTTCTTTCACAGCTCGCTCGATGCTGTGCTGATTGCTCAAAATCTTTCCGACAAACTTATATGCATTCTTTCTGATCTCATGCTTCTTCACTCACTTATTCACCATCCTCGAATAACGCTTTGTACAAGCTATCATTCTTTTCCCAATGCTTACATCTCTTGCACTCATCAAGCGGCTCGTCTGTCATCGTATCAATATATCCGTAGCAAGTATAGATTACTTTTCCTTTTGATGAGATAGCTCTGTCCGCTGTGTTGCCTCTGCGCTTAACTTCTCCCTTGCGTACCAGCTCGCAATCGCTCTTCATCGTCTCATCACCTCACATTAAACCCTTTGCCACCTGCACCAGCGCCCACAGTATCCACACTACTTCAGCCGCGCCGAGGATGCCGAGCGTAAAGCCGAAACCTATGATTGTTGCGAATCTCAACAACGGAAACAGGCTCGTCTCAACTTGAAAATAAACCTTCATTCTATCACCGCTTTCTTCTTCCAAGACTCCAAGAATATCTCGCCACAGTCAAGATGAATAGTGTCGTGTTTATGCGCTTCACAATAGATTTGTTCCGGGCAAACACTACACTCTTCAACGCATTCTTCGATGATTTTCACTATGTCAACGCTCGCTATTTCAAGCGCTCTCTGATACTTCTCGATCTCACCATCCTGCTTGTCAATCACGTCGCGCAATTCGAGCACTTTCTTCTTCAGCTCGTCAACGTTTTCGCTCATCATCGCTCCTTCTCTCCACATGTTTTCTTTAGAAGCTCTATTTTTTCAAGAATCATGTCAATATTGTCAAACGCGCCACAAACATAGCAAAAGCCCCATCCTTCCTTAATCAGTGCCGGGCACTCTTCATAGCAATCATCTTCGTCGTGTGGATAGACACAAAATATTTTCGCTGCGTCTTCGAGCTTTTCATTCGCTTCATTTAGAAGTTTCTCCGCTTTTTCGAGCTCTTCTTTTTTCACTTTGTCACCGTCAAATACCATATCTTGCTTGCTCATGCTCTGCCTCCGCTCATCTCTTCATGCAGACGTGCTAACAGCTTCTCAGCTTGCAGCTGCCCATAGCTCTTGTGCTGTGCACGCGCTCTTGCGTTGATCTCCTCGATGTGCGACTCGTACCTGCGCTTCTGTGGTGGCAAGTCTAGCATCGTTCCTCTATACCCGCCGCCGTTGCTACTGCACTCCTTCGAGCAATACTTCTGGTTCGGCTTTTCTGCGACAAACGTTTTCCCGCAGCCTGGGCATTTCCTCGTCCGTTCGCCCTCTGGCAAGCTGGCAAATGTCGGCTTCTTTTTTGCAGCCGCAGCCCTTCTGTATCTTTCTCTTCTCATTTTTCTTTTACACGTATCCGAGCAATACCGCCGCGCCTTTTGCAGCGCCGTGACGCGAAACTCTTTGCCGCACACGACACATTTCTTATACGATTCTTCACCCAAACTCACGAGGCGCAACGCTTTATCACCGATTCGACCATAATATGACGGCGTCGTCATAAATTTCAGTGACGCTTCTTTCCTTCCTGTCTTTTTAGAAAGCTCTTCCAGCGTGCCGTCTGCAATGTACTCATCACCCTTGTAGAGTGCGTAGATTTTAGCCATTCTTCTTCGCCTTCTTCACTCGCTCAATCTCACGATCAAGATACCAACGTGCTTTCTCTAAATCCTCGACTTCCTTTGACGCATCTTTCAGCCCAGCTCGTGTCACGTACTTGATGATATTGCCCCGCGCGTAGTTGAGTTTGTGGCTCTCGATGTAATCCATACACTCGATGCCCTGCGTGTAGTGCGCTGGATGCTCGATGACATCATCCTGCTTTTTTAGCTCATCGTTATCAGCATTTCCTTTCTTCTGGCAAAAAAGCTCTCTATCACTAAAAAGAGCCTCAATTGTGACTCTTACCTTGTAAACAGGTTTGATTGCCCCATTTATCTCTAATACCTCCCCAACCATTCCGTCAAACATACTTTTATCACCGAGGAAATCATTTCCGTTTGTGCATATTGTTACGAAATCTCCTACTTCTATCATCGGTTTTCCACCTTCTTTATCCATCCGCGAGGTACTGTATAGTAAAGTCCGTTAATAGAGACGTCGTATTTTTCTGAATCGCGTTTAGATTTACCAAGAAAAATAGCTTCTTTTTCACCGAATATACAATCCAGTTTTACAATCTCTCCTATCTCTAGATTCTCTTCATCATGTTTCGTTTTTTCTTCTAATTGAGTTTTAGAAGCAGAAAAGGTTTTCCCTTTGTAGAATCGTTCTTCTATTACGTCGAGTGGGTGCTTTTTGAACCGCTTGCCGCCGTCGCGCTTTGCATTGCTCTCGTTGATTTCCTTCATGTGCTTCTGACGCATCTCTTCGTCGCACCCAAGATAATTCATCAGTCCCGTCGTTGCGACAATCAAGTCCGTGCACTCTTTGAAGAAATGATCTCGTTCTTCTTTTGTCGGTTGCTTGCTGGATTTCTCAATCGCTTTGTACGCATCGATGACTTCCAGATGCTCTTCTGCAATCTTTGCGAAGTAGTCAGCCGACGTCCAGTCTTTGTACAGCTCCCCGTCGCACGGATGCGGCAGTGCAACCGACGCGCGACCGGCCTTGTAGCCATCGTCAAAAATCTTCTCGTATCCGCTAATCGCTTTATTCTTGTCCATCGTTTACCTCCGTATCCAGTCGCACATACACGCGCGGCTCCTCTGCGTACCACTTGCCTATCAACCCATACTCGACAATCTGCGAGTCATCTGCATACCACACGCCATTGAGCGCGTCCTCGATGCCCTTGATGACGTTAGACACATCTGGCCTTGTCGTTGGTCGTATCTTATCTGCGATTGCATCCGCTCTCTTGCGCCTGCTCCACGATTGCGGCACGGCGCGATAGATTACACATGTCAAGCGCACGGGGCGCGTTGTAGGCGATTCTGGCGCGTTACAGCGGGCAATACACTTTACTTTCTCTTTGTATTTGCGTGACTTCGGCGGGTCGTATGTCCTGCCGTGTCCAAAACGAGGCCGCCCTTGCGGTACGGCGTCGCCTGGCACAACCATTTCACACAATCTATGCCAGCTCAAACAATCACTCCTTTTCCTGCGTCGCGTCAATCGTCGCGTCCAGCAGCTTGTCTACGTCGTATCCTGCGTCCTTGTAGTTGTACTCACAGCTGTCTTTTGCGCTCGTGTTAATCACGGGCGTGTTGTACTTCTGCAATAGCTTGCGGATACGGCACTTCTCATACTCGTCATTGTGGTTGCATACAGCACATGAAAGAGGGATTGCCATTTCAAGCCAGTCAAGCCAATCGTCGGTCTTGATAACCATCGTGCTTTCAAAATCCATCATGCGCTGCTTTACTTTGTGTGCCTTGTCGTTCGGTACAATCTCAAAATCCAGATGATCAATCGAGCGAATCAGCGCTTTCTGCTGACTCTTGTCAAGATTGTCAAACACCTTGCGCCATGCTTTCTTAATCATCGTGCGCGCCGTGCGAAGGTTCCGCAGCACTTCCTTTTCATCTGCGTCCTTCGTGTACTTCGCGCGCGTCTCAATCCACTGGTCTACAAGTCCGTGCAGGAGATTGACTTGTATCATGTTTCTCTTTTCCTCTGCGGATAAATAGGATTTCATTTCCTCCGGTCCTTTCTCAGTCGTTCAGCTCGTACACATCATCGACAAAAACTTTGTCGGCGCGGTTCTGCATCATGTCAAGCAGCTCGTCCGCGTCGCGGCTCTCCGCATATCGCATTGCGTCCGTCGTGCTCTTATCATCGACGTATACCTTGCCGCGTATTCTGATTTCTACCTCTACGGCGTATCTCTGCATCCTGATTCCCTCCTAAAAGTCAAAACGTCACATAATTCTTCTCCAGTTGCTTCTCTTCTCCAGCTGCTTCAGCACCGCGATCTCTCTCGCGCAATCCTCCAAGCCGCCGTCCACAATCGCGGCAATCTCATGTGCATTGAGATACATGCCGTCTGCAAGCCGTTCCTGCCGCTGAATGTGCCGTGCGTTGATGCTCGTCAGCGCGTCGATGCACTCGTCTTTGCTCATGCCCTCTGCTTTGTAGCCGTGATACTTGCACAGCGTTTTGATTTTGCTCATTGTCGTCACTCCTCAAAAATCTGTCTCGTCTGCCATCATGCCGAACAGCGGTATCTGGCGGTCGTCTTTGTTGTGGCTGTGATTCTCGCCTATCCACCATTCCAGCACCTCGCGTCCGGTCTTCCACTTTGTCGGCAATCCGTCTTTTACTCGCTTGTCTATCATGCGCTGAAACGCAAGCTCATAACAGTGTGCGATTTTAGGCCAGCGTCGTTGCCCCCCCTCATTTGGGAAGGGCCGCCGTATGGGCAAATCACGCAGCCCAGACGTTTAAAATCCTTCATCGTACAGCTTGCAATACGGCACATGATACGTCTTGATATATTCCCATACCTCAGCTTCTGACCAGTCAATGATGGGATGTATGTACTGCTTGCTTTTGTGTACCGTGCATTGCTCCATCATCTTGCGCTTTGCTCGTCTGCTAGATTCCTGATGCCTGACGCCTGTCACGACCAGTCTGCCGACGCCGCCGCGCTCTTTCAGGTACTTACAACAATATCGAGCTAATCTCGTGGGCGGGATGCGCTCTTTAACAATGAGCTGCCACATTGACATTTCCGGCTTGTTGCGTCCTTCCCACGCCTCGGGATACTCGCGCTTGATGAACTGCACCAGCTCCGGCGGGTCGACCGTCGTCACATTGTAGTGCACGTCGTACTTGACCCCAGCGCGCTTGCACAGGTCAAGCACGACGCAGCTGTCTTTGCCGCCGCTGAACGCTACATAGTATCCTTCTGGCGGCTCGTGAAGACGCAGGCGATTGCAAGCAATCTTCACCTTGTCAATCTCGCCCTCTAGCGTCAGCTCTTTTAACATCGTTATCACCTCGAAAAGTCAAAACGTCAAAAAGGTACTTCTTCGTCCGTGATATAGTTCCCACTCGGCGCGCCCTGTGCTCTGCCGCCCTCGCGATTGCCGATAAGCTCCAGGTGGCTCACAATGACCTCTGTGACGTATTTCTTCGTGCCGTCCTTCGCGTCATACGAGCGCACCTGAATGCGGCCTTCGACTGCCACCTGCTTGCCCTTCTTACAGTAGTTGCCGACAACCTCAGCTGTCTTGCTCCATACGACACACGGGATGAAGTCAGCTTCTTTCGGTTTGTCCTTCTGCACGCGGCGATCAACCGCCAGCGTAAAAGTACCTACCGGCGTGCCGGACTGCGTATAGCGCACCTCCGGGTCCTTCGTCATGCGTCCGATAATGATTGCCTTATTGATAAGTCATTCCTCCATTCTTCTTTTCTTATGACGTAGTTTCATATGATATGACATATGCGAATGTTTTGTCATAAGCTGTAAATTACTAAGACGATTGTCATCACGTTTAAAGTTTTTGTGATGCACAACTTCGTCTGGCGATAGATGCCTTCCTAGTGCAGCTTCCATAACCAGAACATGCTCCATGATGTATCCCTCTTTCGTTGAGCGTGGATGATCTGGGAAATAAATGCTTATATACCCATCACACCGTTTCTTTTTGTGTCCTATCCCTCCTTTGAAGTGCGCTTCAGCTATTAGTGCTTTTGTTTTCTCGCTCAACTTCTTGCCTTTGCCGCTTAATCCGAGCTTTCTGCAATTCTCAATCACTTCCTCTGAAGCAGGATAATCTTTATGCCCTCTGGAGTGAACGCCCATGACTTTTAGCCTGTTGAAAACCTTTCCGACAGATATGCCAAGAGTGTCCGCTACCTCCTTCATTGTTAACTTTTCTTCGACATATAAATCGAAAATTGATTCGTCATATGTCGACGCCTTATTCATGATTTTTTCTCCTTCCATTCGTCACAAACAAATTTATCTCTGGCGAAGCCGTAGCCTCGCGCACAGTCTTTTCCGTCTCGGCACGTCTCACAACTCCTGAGGATACCTTGAAGGTATCTCCGGCAGACATTGCATAGAAGTATATGCCTACCGTCTAAAAGGCTCTCCTGCGTCACGTCACGAGACGTGCTGCATACTTTGCAATAGCTCATCTACTCACCTCTTACAACAAGTCTCTGAGCTTTAGCAATTCGCGCCGCAAATCAACAATCTTTCTTGTAATGCTCGTCTCTGAGACGATACGGTTGTTCACGCTCCAGCTGCTCTCGCCGATCATGCCGAGACTTCTCATCATCTCTACATCACGCCTGATTGCGCAAGCCATCAACTCGCACAACTGCGCGGCTTTTACTGCGTTTCCTGCTCGCTCTTTATTCATCACGTTCTCACCCCCATATATCGCGTGCATCCATGCTTGCTTTCATGATTGCAGAAACCGCAGCGCAAAAATGCAGCCTGTCCACGATCTTATATATCTCACAATCAAGCGGCAGGTCGTCGCTCTCATCTTTCAGATCATACTCTAAGTTATGCTTGTCGCATATCTCGTATACGTCTGCTGGTGTCAGTGGCTCATGCATTGCAATGAGTCCGCCATCCGATACGCGTATCTTCCCATCCGGAGTTTTGCTGGTCTTGATAGATGCACTTCTTCCGTCACTAAATGTGTACGGCAGGTTCATTATTACGCGATTGCCGTTCCTCCAAATTTTCATCTCTGCATCGCGGAACACTTCGCAAAGCCCCTTCAAATCTTTGTAATCATCCTCGTTCATTTTTAGCCTCCCTCACGCTATGCCGTGCCACATACAAATAGCTGTCCTGTATCGCCATGATGATTCCCATGATAGCTTCATCAATTTTGTCGAGCTTCACGACATCATACATAGGGCATTCAAACGGCGGCTCTTCGTCATAAAAGTTTCCATGGAAGAGTCCATATCGATTACTCAGCTCTTCCACTTCTTCGTGTGTCAACATTTGGTGAAATGATGTTCTTCCACCGTCACCAACACGTACATAACCGCTGTCATCATGGTACGGGAAAATGAGCAACATAACACCGTCGCCGTCGTTGTATGTCATCGGCAGTAAGAACTCAATCGAGTTCCCGTCAGTTTCTTCGTTCGGGAAAATTGCCATGCGTGTATGCCGGAACTTGTCGCACGCTTTCCTGACAGCCTCGTACCGCTCTTTCTTAGTCATCGTCATGCTCCTTTCTCTTACTCAGCCGCCCGCAGCTTCTTCGGCTCCATCGCCTTGCCAGCCGCCAGTCGCTTCACTAATTCCATCGCCATGTTACTCGGCAGGGCTTTGAGTGTAGCGCGTACCTCCTCGCGCTCACGTTCTCTATCTGCCGCCTCGTTGTAGATACGCATGAACTGCGCACGCGCCGTGTTGACAGCATCTGTCTCGATCTCGCACAGCTCCATCTTGCCGAACTGCTTGATTGCTCGTTCGACCGCCGGAGACGAGTACGTCCACGGACGGTATGGCCCTACGTGCCGCACGAGCTCCATAGCTTCATGCCATGCCGCACCCGCGCCACCCTTATCCTCGCCGCTGATGACCTCGCGCGTCGTCTTGACCGCATCGAGGATTTCCGCGACAGTAGGGAAGAATTTGCTCGTCCGCATCAGCCGCACCATGGCCGCATCAAGCTCGTCGAGCGGCACGTCCTGCAATGCCCTTGCATAGAGCATCAACCCGGACGCTTCCAGCTTGCACGCTGGGTACACAGTAAGATACGGCGTAAGCAGCTTAACGATTTTTGAGTGTGTCAGGCCATTCAAATCCCTCATCGTCCTCGCCTCCTGATTCATACTGCTTAATCATCTCCAAGGCTTTCTCAGCCTCTCGATACTGTCGCGGCTTGTCGTTAGCATTGTCGCGTTTACCGTTCCAGTTTTCTGTCTTGAGAGGGTACACGCCCTGCCAGCCGTTTTCGATGGACTGGTCGAGGATGGCGATCTGCATCTCCTCATTCCCCGGCGCCATCTTTTCCAGCTTGCCAAGCATCAGCCTCTTTGCCCGGTCGGTGAGAGGCTTGCGCAGCTTCTTGCGCATCTCCTCGAAGCCGTGCAGAGCATCGTCAAGAGCAGGCGAGCCGGTACAGAATGGGTCGGCAGTAGTATTACTTTGTTGTGTTCCTTTTCTGGTATTATTTTGTATAATAGTAGATTGTTCCATTTTGGAACTATCGCTAGTGCCAAGATGGCCCTTTCTTGATTGTTCCATTTTGGAACTATCGATTTTACTATTTTTGCTATTGTCCAGACTAGCGTAGGCCGCACCCTTGTCTGTTAACGTATACCACTTTGTGTGGTTATACTTGTCTTGACTCAGCTCGTCACTGATTAAGTAGCCCGTTTCTACAAGCTTGCTGATGGCCCGCTTTATAGTGTGCTCACTTAAAAAGTTCAAGAACTGATGCATGTTCGCTACTGTGTCATACATCCAGTAGCGTCCGTTTATGAAGTTCTGCTCATGAATCGCGTTATACTTGATCCAATACGCGATGTGTTGAAAAACGATGGCAGAACTTACCCCGACATCCTTTGCAATGATGCCGTCAAAGGTATAGATCATAAAAATCACCTCCTAAACTTCAGTCGCTTGCAAAGTGGCTCGTCCAGCTTGACTTTTTCAAGATGATATTTCGCGATGAACTCGCTCTCCGGCATTGTATGCAGCTCCGTGTGATGTACCCGGCAGAGCGGCAGGACCTCGCGCCCCAGCTGGTGGACCTTCTCGCGATCCACGCCCGCGCCGATGCGCGAGCCCTCGCAATGGTGGATGTCAGCAGGCTTACCGCACACGGCGCATTTGCGGTGCATCGTGCAAGCGTACATGTACTTGCTGACATCCTCGCACTGCTCAATCAGCGGCACTTTTGTTGGGATATCATTCGCGATGACGAACGATATCAAGTAATCGATGAACGCCCTCGCTGTTGTGACTGAACAATCTGAGAGGGAAAACAACCGGCGCTCCATGGACTCCATCCGTTTAAGCATGAAGTCAATCTTCATTGTCGCCTTTGTCTCTTCCAGCGCATCGCCGTCGCGGAAGCCGTTGACATAATCGGATATCTCGCCGAGGATTGCATACACCTTCCGCCTTTGCTCTGGTGAGATGCGCCGCCCGTCCGGCAGGATGATTTCGACTTGCTTGTACTGGCGCAGCAGAGCGCGGTCGAGGTCGGGAAGGCCAGCCGTTATGACCGCCGTCCCGTCCTCTCTCACGTCCTGTATCTCGCCGAGAATATGCTCTTGTATCATTTGCCGCCGCCCATCTGCTCTGCAATCCACGACTCAAGATTCGCAGCCAGCTGACTCAGCTGGCCAGTCGAGAGGTCGCGGCTGTTCGTCTTGCCGAACTTCACGCCGCAGAGCGCAGAGACTTCTTCGCCCGACGCGCCGACACGCTGCATCTCTTTCGAGAGTGCGTGCATAGCTTTGCTCCTAAGCTCGTCATTTGTCGAGTCCTTAGAAGGATATGCGTTGCGCTGTGAACGCGCTCCTGCGGCGCTCTGCGAAGTCTGACGGGCATATTCGTCTGTGTCTGCATCGCGGTTGTCGTCAATCGCGAACAGGCCGTTGAGCGCGTACTTGCGCGCATAGCTTGACGCCGTGCCAGTTACCTGACTCTCGTCCATGCCCTTCTTCTGCGCCGCTTCACGTGCCAGCGCAGAAGTCTGAACAGACTCGCCGGTCACTACATCAACGACTTTGACTGTCGCTTTGACGTAGTAGCGGTCGCCGATCAGCACGATATCATCCGACATGTTGAGGAAAAGTCCGTTCTCTTTGAGCAGCGGCTTGACTGCCTCAATGATGTCCTCGGCGCTACGATAGTCATACTTTCCGAAGCTGTTGTGCTGGTTCTTCGGTGCTTTCAACTCTGCCTGTACCGCCATCAACGCGGCAAAAATTGGTTTTCCTTCCGCCATGCTGCTCACCTCATTTGATTAAAATGTTCTGGCGCTCTACGAGAGAGACACCATCAATGACAGCGCCACCCTTGAGCGCCTTCTTGAGTCCTACTTTATCAATCTTCGGTGCTTGCTCCACAAGGAACTCGTCTGGCACGGACGCCCCTTCGGCTACCTCTACAGCCTCACTCTTGCGGTAGCTGATTGCCACCTTTGGCGTGCTGAATTTGCGGCCTGCGAGGTAGTCGCTGAGATACTTCGTAAGGCCGTTCGCCTTGTTCTCGCGAACTTTGCGGCGCTGTGCCAGTGCCTTTTCCTCTGCCTTGATTGCCTCAGCCTCGGCCTTGGCTTCTTTGATGCCCATTGCAATGCCCTCGATTGCTTCGTCGCGGTACTCTTCGAGATACGCTTTCAGTTCTGCGTCGATGACGTTGCCGTCCTCGTCCATGCAGGCCTCGATTGCTTTGTCGTAGTCAAACAGATTACTCATAATGATTTTCTCCTTCTCAATCAGAACAAAAGTTTCTCGTAATTCGCGAGCCGGAAGTTGGACTTTACGGCTTTGCGTGTGGTATCATTAGAAATGGAAATGGTTACGCGCTTCGGAGCTTCTTGCTTGGTTGGCTTGTGCCTCGTGCCGCGCATCCATTTCCCTTCTTCTGCTGTACTCATGTCATTGCAAACGCAATCCTCATGAGTACAGCGGAAGCAGTCTAGCGGGGATTTAGCCCCGCAGGACAACACTTTCATACAATCATCTCCTTACGCCGTCCGGGCATCCCGGGCGGCTTTTGCTTTTGCCTCGTCAACCATTGCGAGCTTCTTCCGCATGTTTTCGGGGTTAAATCCACTGAGCATGAACTTGAATCCGCCTTCATACGGGATGATTTCCCCCGTCTGGTTGTCGATTTTGAAGCTCCACGTATCGATGAAACCGAACATATCGAGAAACATCAGCTCGTGAAACGTGACGTCGTTGAACTCCTGAACATCGTCCCCGACGTATTGCAGATCGTCGGGGAAGTAATTCTTAAACGCGCCGTTTTCCTTCGCAAATGCGACAATATCAACATCTTTCATTTTCGTTTTCTCCTTTTCTCACGGCTCGATGGCGCCGATCATGACGCCGAAGAACTGAGCAAGCAGCACCGCCGTGCCAATGCCCATGAAGGCCATGAGCACGACCTCACCGAATTTCTCGAAGTAGCCTTTCAGCTTCTTTGCCCACGGCTTGAGCTGGCGGCGGCGAACTTTACGCGACTCCATGTTTTTTCCCTCCTCTGTACGTTTCCATTCCATCGATGTACGCGATTATATCGCGGCGTCTATACATCCTCGTCCGTCCGTAGAGCACAAACGGGATTGCTCCCGCGTCTACGAGACGCAAGACGGACGGCGGCGACAATGAAAGCATCGTCGCAACGTCTTTGAGCTTCAGTAACTCCGGCTGGATGGCCGCCTGTGCGACGGCCTCCGCGAGAAGTTGCTTCAAGCGCTCTTCTGTCATCTCGATCACCTCACCCTGATGCGTACAACGCTCCCCCACTTCTCAAAAACCAGCTTGTTACCGTGTTTAATTGGTATATAAATCGGATTTGAGGAAAAGAGATATGCGTCAGGAATCTTATCCGTGAGTTCGACATCCTGAATCTTCAGGATGAGAAACTCATCGTCTCTGTTGTCGCGATTCGCACTCCTTGTATCGAATCTAGCCTTGGTGTTGGCGCAGCACTCATAGCCCTCTCCGTTGTCAGCATGGATTTCTTCAATGTCTACATCAGAGAGAAAATGTTCGATGGCAGTTTCAACCTCGTCTTGCTTTCTCCAATCTCCGCGCTGGAACGCTCCGAAGAGGTCTTCGTCGAACGTAAATGTCAGCTTCTTCATGCCACTCACCTCGTCTTTGTTTTTCATGCTAAACTCCTTTCGTTTACCATATTAAACTTAGTGTGTAAAAAAAATTTTTGTTACTCTTGCGTTTAACGCGCTGGACAACTTGAGCAGCGTATCAGTCTTGACATTCTTGATAGCACCGCTTTCGATGCCAGCAATCGTAGCCCTTGACACGCCTGACTTATCAGCCAGTTCAGCCTGTGTCCACCGGCGCTTTTTGCGGTACTCGCAAAGTTTGTTGGTGAAGCCCACCTTGTCTCACCTCCCTCGCTCGGTATGATTAAAGTTTAGCATGGTAAACGAATTTTGTCAAGTACACAAAACAAAAATGTTGAAATTTTGTCTAGCGTGCTATACAATATATCTAAACGGAATAGTCAAACTATTGGGAGGTGTACGGTATGACATTAGGCGATCTAATTCGAGAGTACAGAGAACAACATGGTATGAGTATGGAAGAGTTCGCACGCCTTAGCGGCCTGAGCAAAGGCTATATATCTATGCTGGAGAAGAACAAGAACCCTAGGAATGGCAAGCCAATCGTTCCGTCCATCGCTACATATGACGGCGTCGCAACCGCTATGCACGTGTCAGCGGCTGAACTCATGGAGAAGGTCGGTGAGAAGAACGATGGACTGCCAGACCTCAACGCCAGAGATGAGCGGCAGATTGAGCGTGATCTAGAGGACATGATGCACTCCGTCAGTACAGCCGCCTATGAAGGAGACACGGACGCACAAGAAGATGTAGAAGCGTTCAAGGCAACACTGAGAGCCGCGATGATACAAGCGAAGCGGATAGCAAAGAAGAAGTACACGCCGCGCAAGTATCAACAATAGGGGTCGTGATGCTATGGATGTAAAAAGGAAGGCTGAGTCAGTCATCAAGAAGTGCGGCACGTCGAACCCGTTTGAGATAGCGCGTCGCCTGCACATGCACATACAGTACGGGCCGCTCGGTGGCGTTAAGTACGCGAATTACCTGCGGTACAAGCGCACGCAGATCATCATCATCGACAACGACGTGGCACCATCCCACCTGTTGCCGTTCATCCTCGCCCACGAGATTGGGCACGCACTCTGCACGCCGGACGCCAACACCGCATGGATGGCGAGCTATACCCTAGGCAACGACGCGAAGGCTGAGCGAACGGCGAATACATTCGCGGTAGAACTGCTGCTGAGTGACGAGTACCTACGCGAGCACGCAGAGTACGGGATACACGAGCTTGCAAGAATGCAAGGCGTGCCAAAGGAATATGTCTATTTGAAGTCGCAATATTGAGATAATTTATTTTATAGATGCGGGGTGGTGACATATGGTAGGTAAGATAAAAGAAGTATTTGCGTGGATATGGGTTGTAATCTACGGATGCTTTGCTGTTGTATCAGTGACACTGTGTTCAGTCATCCAAAACGTACCGACCGCGTTTTATGCAACCTCAAAAGAATGGGAGGAGAGACAGCGAGGTTCATTTTTGTTTGCTGTGAGTGCCATCTCACTTTCCCTCTATCTCATATACTATGCATTTGATGAAGCCGCATACTGGCTTGCATCAATTATATACAAATGCGGATTTTTGACGACGAACGGTGCTATTTTCATTGCAGGTTTCTCGATTATCTTTACTTTGACTTTCGTATCCGCAATAGCATATAAGAGTTTCTGCGATAAAGACAAAGACAGCAACGAACTAGGAAGTGAATGACTTATGCGTCATTATTTCAGATTGCTAGTTGTGCTTCTAGCAATACTCATACCTTGCGGCATTGCTTACAACGAACATGTCGAATTGATGCAGGCACAGCAAGAGATACAGCAACTGAAAGCAGAGTTGAGCAAGAGTCACGAGGCAGAAGTAGAAGCGCTGGTCAGTCACTTACGTTTGCACCCGGAAAACGAAGATCAGGAAGAGGCTGAGTACATAGCGAATGCAAGAACGGGCGTATTCCATCGCGCAGATTGCCAGTATGTAGCAAAGATGAATCCAGACAACGAAATTGAGTATGACTCGCGTGACGATGCAATAGACGATGGATACAGGCCGTGCAAGAAGTGCAGACCGTAA